CTCCAACTAACAATCCTTTCATTCCACCGAAAGCTTTCATTGCTGCTTTTCTCCAGGAGCCTTTGAAATCTGCCATCGAAGTACCAATACCCTCAGCAAATGCATCTTTAATGAAACCTGCTACAGGACTTATAGCTGAACCAAACATATCACCTATAATTGGAATCTTACTAACTAACTCTGAAACATTGTCTACTTGTTTGTTGAATGTTTTTACTTTTTTCTGTGCTACTTTTTGTGCTTTTTGTTGTACTTTTAGTTGGTTATTTAAAGTTCTTAAAAGGTCAAGTTCGTCTTTATTTCCACGTTTTTTAGCATCTGATATTTTACCAGATAAATCTTCACTCTGTATATCAACTTTTAATATATTTGATCTATTATCAAGTATCTTTTTTCCAATGTTAAGATGATCTTCAAAACGATCCTTAATTGTTTCAGTACTCTTTGCTACCTTATCAAATCTTAATTCTAAAGCGGCTACAACTGTATCAAACCCTGAAGCACTTTTTTGTAATTCGTCAAGGTCTTCTCTAAGATATCTCGCTTTTCTATCGCCTTTTTTGATAGCCATTTATATTCCTACGTGATTGTTGTTTTAGATTAAATTATAATCCAACTGATTTCAAATATTTATCTAATCCTGGATTATTTTTTCTTTCTTTTTGAGCTCTCGTCATAATTTTTTCAGCATCTTTATCCATTTTAGTAACTAATTTTTTCATCTCAGGATCTTTTTTAAGTTGAGCAATTGCTTTTTTACCAGACCTTTTACCCAAAGCCCTAGCAAGTCTACCAAGAAATTCTCGTAATACTGTATTATTTTTGTATGTGTATCTGCCTATTCGTTCAGACATAGCTACTCCAGAAAATTAATATAATTTGATTCATATATAAATATCAAATAGATATGTTTTTCTATTTGCGCTGTTTATACTTTTGTTCTATTTTTTTTTGTTGTTTTTCCATTGCTTTGTTAGTATCTTCATACTCTTTATTGAGTCTTCTAAGATAAAAACGTCGCAAAGTTATAGGTAAATTATAGGCTTCTGTAAAAGTGAATCCACCTTTACTATAATAAATGAGATTGAATATCTCTTCGTGTATATCTAATTTATTTTTAGCTTGTAGGCCAAAAAAACTGAGCGGTGATTTCAACCACCACTTCCTCCTCTCTACCATCGTCAAACTTTGCCGTAGTAACTAAATCTACATCTGGTGTAATCTGCGTCATATGTTTACGAAGTGCAAGAGAATCTAGTGATAAAAATTCAGTATCAATAAATGTATTTACAACAGCTCGATCTGAATTTCCATCAACTGATGTAATCATCCTTTTAAAACGAGAAGTCATTTGTGTTACTAACTGAGATGATATTTTTGATAATTTTTTTATTTCCATATCAATAAGAGTTTCATCTTGATTTGTTAAAAATCTGAAAGTAATAGCTCTTTGTGAATTTGGTAATGTAAATGGAAAATCATTGACACCTTTTTCCAATTTACTAACATCAACCTCTTTATCTTTTAACTGAGATAAATCAATTGTTGCTTCTTGTGTATCACCATCTTCAGTTTGAACTTGATACTTATATTCTTTACCATAAGCAAGTATTCTTGCTGCTATCAATAAAGCATTTTTATCACCAAGCATCATATCAGCTACTTTTACTTTTTTATCTGTCATTAATGCTTCTAAAAGTTTATCAACTGCAGTTCCCTTCCTCAATAAGTTGGGTGAAGTAAGAATATCTTCTTCTCGTGCGGTCATATATTTCATTTCCACTTTACCTGATGAAAGTGGATTGTCTTTGGGATAAAAATATCCCTTAGACGGAAGATTAACTTCTTCCGTCGGAAAGTTAGTTTTTGCCATGCGTGATTCCTCTGATTATTTTCATTTAGATTTAAAACCTGTTTATTATAACTATATTAATAATTTTTGAAATGATAATTTATTTTTTCGGTGCGAATTTCTCTTTGATTGGTTTAAGAATCATATCAAAAACGATATCATCATATTTCGTCGGGGTAAGTTTCACAATTTTTTCTAAAGCATAAACTGCTACTAAAACATATTCCCAATTTGCTGCTATCCATTCACTCATTTTTAATCTCCGTTTTGATTAGAATTGTAAGATTGCGTAATCATATTGTATTGTTACGGTGATATCTGCTGGTTCACTTGATTCCCAAGATACTTCACCAAAATTTGCTGCTTGTATGAAAGAACCCTTTAGTGTCCACTCTTCAACTATATCACCAACTGGACCTAACATATTAAATGTAATATCCTTTTTATAAAAATCTGCATATCCATCTCTACCCGTTACAGATTCGTGTCCTAAACGAACCCATTCCATTACTGCTTGTGCACCACTTGGAACAATAGGGTCATACAACATAACATCAATAGTTTGCCAAGTGGCTTTTCCTTTTAAATGTCTTTTAACATTAATATGATCTAAAGTTAATTCCTCAAACTGAATCTGAGGACGTCCAGCGGTTCTAACCAAGTATGCAGGGACACCTTCGATATACATAATATACCGATTTTTAAGCTTCGGCTCAAATGGTGTAAAAAACAGTTCATTGGTATCGAGAATATCAGGCATTATTTGTCTCCATTTAAAAGCATTTTATATCTTCTAATATAAATATCATAAACTTAAAAAATAAGTAATATCAATATTATATAGTTTTTATTAGTTTTATAGAAGTTTTATACAAAAAGAAAAACCCCAATAAAAATTGGGGCTTTTCATTATACGTTAGCGTTATGTTATAAGTCAAACTTATTCTGGGAATGCTGCCCCTGTAGGTTGAACAACGAAATCCAACACAATGAACTCTGCAGTTCTTGTTGGTTGAATAAAGATTTGTCCTACCATTCTATTTCTATCCACAACATCTGCAGTATTATTAGTTTCATCCATTACTACTTTAAATGCACTTAAACCACTATTGGCCTGTACACTTTCAAGGTAAGGATTAACAATATTCAAGAAACGATTCCTCGTTGATGTTGTATTCTGTTCAAATACTAAGTATCTTGAAGAACTTGCAATAAATTTCTTTAATGCAATTAACAATCTACGAACATTGATTCTATCTAATGCTGATGGTTTGGATTGTAATGTTTTCTGTCCGAAAACTACAACACCTTGACCTGGGAATGAAGCGATTGGATTAATTCTATCTTCATATAATTCATCTCTTTCAGCATGAGTTAATCTGGTTTTTGCTTCTAATACAGTTGTTAAACCACCACGATTCAAACCAGCTGGTGCGAACCATTCGTGTGCAACTTGATCTGTATATGCTATTACACCAGGCAATACAACTGATGGTGGGACCCAAACTGGTCTGTTAGTATCAGAATCTACTATCTTAACCCAGGGATAATATGTTCCTGCGTAATTAGTATCTAATGCACTTACAGTACTTATTGTAGTAGCAATACTATCACCATATGTTGCCGTATCCAAAATATAAAAAGCATCTGCTCTTGCTTCTATTTTAAGAATAGCATGATTTGTTACTTTTGGATGTAATCTATGAATAATACCAGGCGTTACCAACAAATTAATATCAAATTCATCAGCGTTACTAATAGCGTTAATAGCTCTTTTATATGCTATTGAACCACTTGTTGTTGCACTTGAACAATCAAATCCCATAGTATTTGCTGCAGTAATATCATTACCTGTAAGTTTTGGTTTACCAGGATTATCACCATCAAATCCCCATTGGAAAGGAACAACATATTTTCTCTGTCCAATTGCTGAATTTGACAAAGTAAGTCTTTGTGAACCACTTGCATATGTGCTACTTAATTGACTAGCATCATTATGTCCAGTCATATTCTCAATAGACATAGTTACATTATTTGTAGTAGCTGCTGCATTATAGATTGGTGATAAGAGTTCTGCATTATCTGGTCGTTTCGATACATTAAAATCGAATCCATAGTATATATTAGAATCAAAATCACCATTAACATTAGCCTGTGTGTGTACAAAAGAAGCACTTGGAGCTCCTGGTACTGGAATATTTAATGCGGTATGTCCGAGAGGAATAACTGTTTTTGGTAGATTTTCTAAGTTATTATAATCACCAATACGAATATGTTTACTCATATTTGGATAATCACCTTTATAGGTTAATTTACCATTTGAATCAATTTCAACAAATCTATCACCAATCAGTCTAGCGAAATAGTTTGATGCATTTGGATCAAATGTCATATTATCCCATTGTTCTACTACGTTATCATCTTCCGTTGAATTTGGTTTATGTCTTCGTACTTGTAATGAAAATGAACCATAATCACTACCTGCAATTGATGCAGCTGTTTTAACATTTAAAATAGCAACTTTATATTCTGAGTTCATAGTTGTTCCATGTGAACGTGTATAAACTCTAAATAAATTATATCTTGAACTTGCTACCAATTGAGATGTAAGATAAGGTGTTCTAGCAACACTATAATCTTTATTACCTGTCCATGAATTTGCATTTCCATTTGCATCAAATGTAGTTACACCTGAATTAAAAGCTAATGTACTTGTTGACGCCGTTATTGGTGTTTGCCAAGCACTTGAGCCTGTTGAGGAATGCATTCCTTTAAAATTTTTGTAAAGATAGACTGGTACAGTAGTACCTGCTCCATCATCTGCTATCTGAGGATCTCTACTAAGGACATCTCCGATATAATTTGCACTTGATGTACTAAACGAAATAGTTTTCGTATAAGTAGTAACACCGCTTCCACTAACTACTAATGTGTATGCGGTAGCATTTCCACTACCTGTAGATGGTGTTAAATCAGCCGTTCCATTTGTTCCACCACGTGATGGTGCTAAAACAGCTAATGTGTGATCGTTAGTTGAACCAGAAATTCTACCTGATAATGTAATTATATCAGGATTATATCCACCCAGTCCTAAGACTCTCACTATCGTTACCGAACCAGCGGAACGTAAATATTGTTGTATAGTATATGGTGTATAATACCGTTTATCAAGACCACCAAACATATCTTCAAATTGCGAAAAATTGTTGACCATAGTTGGAACAAAAGCAGGACCTTTAATTGTAGGTCCAATTATTGCTGCTCCTATTGCTGCAATTCCTGCGGGAAGAAATGATAAGTCTCTCTCTCGTGTAAAAACACCAGGACTTACTATTCTTTCAGCCATTGAGTTTCTCCTAAATGATTTTTGTTATAAAGAAAATTAGTTAATTATAAGTATATAAAGAAAATCCCAAATACAACAATGTATGTAGGTTTCTTTGTTTTTTTAAAGTAATTACTTACTACTCGGTGTAAAAATACCAGTTTCAGGATCTAAATTACCTGAACCATATTTGTCATTTAACGTTTTAGCTACTCCCCGTTCCAACTCTTGAGTTGCTGAGTATTTTTCCACATAATCTGTTTCAGATTTACTCAAGATATCTATTTGTTGTTGTAGTGCTATCTTTTGTACTGCTATCTGACCAAATGCGGTTTGACATTCGAGATAATCTTGTTGAACTTGTCTCAAAGCACTTAACTCGTCCTCTGTAAATATTATTACTTCTGGTTCTGGAGTTTTTTCTTCTTCAACCTTTTGTTTTAATTTTTCAACTAATTTTGACTCTACTGCCGGTTTTTCTATTTTTGACTCTACTGCCGGTTTTTCTATTTTTGACTCTTCTGGCATAACATTTCCTCTTTATTAATTTAATATAAATAAATATCTATTTGTAAACTTAAAATCTAATTTTTCTTTAGTTCATCAATTTCTAATTTAAGTTCTTTAATGGATTCTATCAAAACAGGAACTAATTTATTATAATCCACTGCTTTAAATCCTTCTCTTCCCTTCATACCATCATATTCTTTCACAATTTCAGGAATTACTGCTTCAACTTCTTGTGCAAGTATACCAACATCATGCCCCATATCTTCTCGTTTCCAATCAAAATCTACACCACGAAGTTTCATAATATCGTCTAAACCATATTTTGTATCTGTAATATTTTTCTTCAAACTTATATCCGAAGCAGTAGTTGAAGAATAAGCAACTATATCTGCGTCTGCATGAAATGTACCACCAGCAGAGAATCTAAATTCATCATCAACTGCATTAACCGAAACTTTTATTACATTGTCTGTAGAGAAATCAAATTCATTATGTGAGTCTCTA